CAAATACAAGTGTAGTTTCTTTACAATTAGTTGATTCAACTGCATTATTTACTACATATGGTATTGCTGCAGGAGATGTTGTAACTAATTTAACTACAGGTTTAGTATCTACAGTGGTGTCTGTATTAAGTAATACAGCGTTATTATTAGATTCAAATATATTTTTAGCAGTAGGAAATGCTTATACCATTGTTTCTGCTGCTACTGTTGTTCAGGCTGAAAAGGTAATTAATAATAAACTTTCTTTATTAGTAAATTCTAATTTAACTAAACCAACAGTTGAGTTCCCTGTTTATGCATTGCAAGGTACAGAGTTAACTTTTTATCCTGTTACAATAAGTAATAAGGGTCAAGTAGAAGCAACTTATTTTAGGTATCCTAAAGTACCAAAATGGACATATATTACTTTGGCAAATGGTGAGCCTGTTTTTGATCAATCGCAACCCGATTACCAAGATTTTGAGTTGCCTACTGAAGATGAGTATAAGTTAGTAACTAAAATACTTGAGTATTGTGGTATGTCAATTAGAGAAACAGAAGTTACTCAGTTTGGTATGGTACAACAACAACACGAACAGCCTACATTTAGTATGCAACAATAAAATTTTAAAAGATGGCATATATATCACAATATGAATATTATGAGAATGGTGGCGTAGTACCTGAAGATAAAAATTGGGGTTCATATCAATACGTTAGTTTAACAGATGTTGTAAACAACTTTTTATTAATGTATTCAGGAAACCACTCATTAGTAAATAATGAGGAGCGTTTTAAGGTATTGTTTCACGCAAAGCGTGCTATTCAAGAATTAAATTATGATGCTTTTAAAGAGATAAAGATATTAGAGTTAACGGTTCCTGACAATTTAAGATTCATATTACCTTCTGACTATGTCAATTGGGTGCGTGTATCTTTATATAAGAATGGTTGGTTACGTCCATTATCTGAGAACATTCAAACCCTTTCATCTAAAGCTTACCTTCAAGATAATACAGGTAGAATTTTATTTGACCAATTTGGAAATGCATTAAGTCCTCAGTACTCTGAGATAGATTATGATAGATTAACTCATATAAAGAAAAGTATATATTTAAATCAAGGAAGTCAATTTAATGGACAATTAGGTTGGAACTATGATGGGATGTGGTATTTTGATTACAACATTGGCACAGCATATGGTTTAAATACAGAGACTGCAAACTTTAACCCTACATTTAATATTGAAAGAAAGACAGGGGTTATTAACTTTGATTCGTCAATGTCAGGTGAATCTTGTATACTTGAGTATGTATCTGATGGTATGGAACAAGGGGATAACTCTTTGATTACTGTTAATAAGTTATTTGAGGCATACATATATGCATCTATTAAATATGAGATATTGAACGCTAAATTAGGAGTTCAAGAATATATTGTTTCTCGTGCTCGTAAAGAAAAAAGTGCTTTACTTAGAAATGCAAAAATAAGAATTAGTAATATCCATCCCGGTAGACTCTTAATGAATATGAGAGGAATGGACAAGCAAATAAAATAAAATGGCAAATTTTACAAGAAACTTTATAGCAGGAAGAATGAATAAGGTTGTTGATCAACGTCTTCTTCCTGAAGGTGAATATGTCGATGCTATGAATATCAGAATGGGTTCTACCGAAAATTCTGAAGTTGGTGTAATTGAAAATACAAAAGGCAATTTACCTCTTACATCATTAACATATATAGACGGTACACCATTAAGTGCAACTGCAAGATGTATTGGTGCTATTGAAGATAGTGCTAATGAAACATTATATTGGTTTGTTCACGATAATGATTTTCCAATAGGAGCTACAGGTAAGCTTGATTTAATTGTTTCTTATAATGTTTTTTCAGGTATATGGGTATATCACGTTATTAGTATTAATGATGGAAGTAATTTAAATACAACTTTAAATTTTAATCCAAGTTATCTTATTACAGGAGTTAATATTATTAATGGATTATTATTTTTTACAGATGATTATAATGCTCCTAGATTTATAAATGTAGGTAGGAACTATCCTAATCCTATTAGCAATATAGATCAAATTAGTGCGGAATCTCTACTTGTCATTAAGAAACCACCTACAGAATCTCCTGCTATTCAACCTATTGTAACAAATGGTCAAGAGAATTATTTAGATACAAGGTTTATTTGTTTTGCATATAGGTATTTGTATATTGATGGAGAATACAGTGCTACATCACAATGGTCTCAACCTGCATTTGTTCCTAATGCTTTTAGTTTTAATACAGATAATTTCCTGAATGAGGGGATGACTAATTTTTGCAATTCTGTTATAGTAACTTATAACTCAGGAGGTCCACTTGTAGTTGGTATGGATTTATTATTTAAACAATCCAATAATAATATTATTAAAGTTATTGAGAAATTAAATAAAAAAAACTTAGGATTAGCCAATGATACAGATTATGAATATACATTTACAAATAGCAAAATTTTTACAATATTAGCTGAAAGTGAATTATTAAGATTGTATGATAATGTACCTAGATACGCTAAAGCTCAAACAATTATGGGCAATAGATTAATGTATGGTAATTATGTAGAAGGTTACAATCTAGTTGATGAGTTTGGATCTCCTATTAAATTTGAATATACAACTGAATTAGTTTCTCTTCCTATAGGGAATTCAGAGATTGTAGATTCAGTTATTTCAGGAAATTATAATATAGATGGAGCAGTTACTATTGCAGATGCTGCAGTTACATTTGATTTATCAGGTCAAAATTTAGTAGCAGGTTCTGCTTTTAATATCGATATAACTATTGATCACTCTCAATTTACGGGAGATACACCATTTCCTGTTGAAGTTACAACTGCAATAGTATTAAATTTTGGATTCTTTTTATCTACAACATACAATTCAGTATATGAATTAGCTACAAGCGTAGAGTTTCAAAATGCAATAGGTACCGCTGTAAATATACAAACCGTACCTAATGCTTGTTTAGGAACAACATTTACTGATTCAGTAAACTGTGCTCTCCCAAATAATCTAGATGCATACATAAAAGTAGCTAGTGGTATTAGTGCAGTTGGTCAACCTGTTGCAATTATAACAAGTCCGGGAAGTAGTATAATAGGATTACAATTTCCTGCAATGAAGTATGTGGATAATGTTACAACTCCAACTCAAACTTTTTATGAATATTATAGAGTATTATACTCAAATGCCACTTTTCAAGAAATAGCTAGCCCACAAAGTTTGCATAGCAATCGTGATTATGAAATTGGTATAGTATATATGGATGAATTTAATAGAGCAACAACTGCTTTAGTAAGTCCTAATAATACTGAACACGTTCCTTGTGGATTTTCAGCTAGTAAAAACTCTATACAAGTAACAATACCACCAACACAATTGCCTCCGGCTTGGGCAAAAAGATACAAGTTTGTTATTAAACCTGACGAAGAGAATTATGAGACAATTTATTGTAGTATATATTTTCAGGATCCATTAACTAATGAAGCTTATTTATTGTTAGCAGGAGAGAATGCAAGAAAAGCTGAAAAAGGAGATAGACTTATTGTAAAAGCAGATTCAAACGGACCAACTACAAGTTGTCTTTATACAACTGTATTAGATAAAACTGCAGAGTCATCAAACTTTATTGAAATACCAAGCAAAATAGATCCTGATGTTTTTATACCAATTCCTGCAGGTGTTTATATGAAAGTTAATCCCAATAGTTTTACTATTGTTCAGGATGAGCTAGCAGTTATTGCTCCGGGAAAAAGAAGTACAAGAGCCCCTTCTTCAGGAATACTACCGGGAACATTTCCTATATTGTATTATCCAATGAATTATTACAATACTCAAACATTACTTTGGGAAGATTATTCTGTACCTGCAGGAAGTAGGATTATTATAAATATTAAACAAAGTCGTATAGGAGTAGGTTGTAATTGTGAACAAAGGTCAAGTATATTAGAAAAAACAATAACTGCTTCTAACAATTATGACAATATGTATGATTGGTGGATAGGAGACAATATTGATCAAATTTTAAAAGACTGTATAGTAAGTGCAGGTTGTAATGAGACTGTTCCTGAAAACGAATTTGTCAATACAATTACAAATACTGCAGGAGATATACCAACTGATCTTGTAACAAATTACTATAGATTTTATAGAGATATACCTACTAACCAATTACAATTAATGATTACCGGTACATCAAGTTGTCCGGGTGCTCTTTTCCCAAATAGTCGTGCTTCTGATGTTGAGGCAACTTTTACAGTATTTCGTGCTGAAAACACTTTAATATTTGAAACAGAACCATCTGATGCTTTACCTGATGTATTTTTTGAAAACGAGATGTCATTTGCTATTGAAAATGGCAATCATATGGGTAATATCCAAAACCAAAATATAGGTACGGGTACACCTGCAATTGTTGACACTAAGTTTTTTAATTGTTTTGCATTTGGAAATGGAGCAGAAAGTTATAAGATTCGTGACTCAATTATAGGAAGGTCTTTTAATTTTGGTAATAGAGTTACAAGTGTATCAGCACAAGATTACAAAGCAACTGATAGATTCTCAGACATTACTTATAGTGGTGTATATAATGCAGAGTCAAATATAAATAAGCTAAATGAATTTAATTTAGGATTATTAAACTACAAGAATTTAGAAACATCGTTTGGAGATATATTTATAATGGATGGAAGACAAACAGATGTTCTTGTTTTACAAGAAGATAAAATATCATATGTATTAACAGGTAAAAATTTATTATCTGATTCTACAGGTGGTGGTGCAGTAACCTCAGTTCCTGAAGTATTGGGAACCCAAATTGCTCGTACTGAAAAATATGGAATTAGTTTTAATCCTGAGAGTTATATTCAGTGGGGATACGACAGATTTTTTACAGATGTAAAGCGTGGTGTAGTTCTTCAATTAAGAGGCGATTCTGTTTCAAATGACCAATTAAAAGTCATATCTGAAATGAATATGCGTACTTGGTTTAGAGATACTTTCAACAATTCATTTAGTACTCAGAAATTGGGTGGGTTTGATCCATATATGAATGAGTATGTTTTATCAACTAATGACATACAATTACCATCCAACCCTCAATGTATAAACTGTGGTATTTCTCAAGTATTTAATTTATCAACTGTAGCAGAAGAGGTAAAACAAACATCATATTGTGTTGATTTAGGTCCTACAATAGGATTAACTGATGTTACATATGATGTTATAGCTATATCTGAAGGAGCAGAATTTGAGATAATAGTTGATTATGACGGAAGTAGTAATACAACAGGATTTGTAAACACTTCAGGTATATTAACATTTAATAAAGATAATGTATCAGTAGAGACTTCAACTGTTACAATAAATTATACCGGAGATATTACATTGCAAGTGCTTGCTGATTGTTGTAATGCTGAGTCTTTAAATATAGTACAGATTGTTTTGACAAGTGATTACAATTCAGGAGAAACTGTTCATACTCAATATAGATTTGTTAGCGGAGAATTTGTTTCTCCATTACAATCAAGTTTTGTAATTTTTGCTGACGGGACTACTAATCCTCTTGTATCAAGATATAATGTAACTACAGACTTTGTTGGTACAGGAGGGTTCCCTCCTGCAGGAAGCGTGATGAGTTTGATTTCAAACAAATTTGCTACAGATACATTTGTATTTGATCCTGCTAATGATAAATTTAAGTACTTGGTTTCAGATACACTATATAATAATACCACTACTGATATAGAAACTTTGTTAGGTTTAGCAACAACTGCAACACCTAATTTAGGTAGTGGATCATATAATTATGCAGATTTTACTGTGCCAACACTTGAAAATTATCTATATTTGATATGGGATTTTAGAAAATCAGTTCCTGTTACACTTTGTTACTCAGATGTAGATTTATTTGACGTTTGTTGTAATTGTATAATAGAACCTTAAAAAAAATATATGGCAATATCTTCATCATATTACATAAATGCACCATCTCTTGGGTCAGCTACTGCTGTATTTACAGATAGTGCATTAACTACTTGTGCTCTTGATGGATTCTATTCAGATGGAGTAATCTCAAGGGAACAAGTAGATTGTGTTTTATTACCACAACAAACTTGTCCATCTTGCTCTGTTGTGTACGAATTAGGTTATAGTACAGTAGATTGTACAGATGCTTGTACACAAACAACTACCACTTACTATAGTAACTGTGAAGAACTTGTACTATATTATTGTTATTTATGGGTAGATGAAGCTATGACTATTGAGGCTCCTGCAGGATTTTATAGTGACGGTGTAAATTGTTATGACTATAGATTTCCTCATTCAGGATTTATCTCAATAACACCTTGTTCAGAACCTGTTTCTTTTAATTGTGTATCAGGAACTTGTATTGATCCGGGAGATGGAAGTGGAACCTATGCTACATTGGTAGAGTGTGAAGCAGTTTGTAGTCTTACTCCTGTTACATCATATAATTGCGAGTCAGGTACTTGTGTAGAAGTTAGTGGTAGTGGTGGTGATTATATTAACTTAGAAGCTTGTGAAGCTGCTTGTGAACCTCCTGCAATAAATGTTAATTGTACTATTTATGATGATAGTTGCACTCCTATAGGTTCTATAGTAGTACTTCCCGGAGATGGTGCTTCAGTTGGTTTATATTATAGAATTGCTCCTGACGTTATATATTATGTAAATAATTTTACAAGTACTCCGTATGCTAATGTTCAGACTATGGGCACCGGTTATCCTACTTGTCCTGTACCTTAATAAAATAAAATAAATGGCAAATTATACATTAACATATAGCGATATGGTTGGAGGATGGGTATCCTTTTACTCATATTACCCTGATTGGATGATTGGGATGAATAATTATTTCTATACTTTTAAAGGAGGCAACCTATATAGACACAATGTAAATGCTGCTAGGAATACATTTTATGGACAATTTAGTCCTACTACATTACAAAGTGTATTGAATACAGCTCCTTTAGAGAACAAATTATTTAAAACCATTAATCTTCAAGGAGATGCAAGTTGGTCCGCAGCGTTAGAAACAGACCTGCAATATTCAGGATTTATTCAAGCTTCTTGGTTTGAGAAAAAAGAAGCCTCTTATTTTGCATTTATAAGAAACAATTCACTAGGTGAACTTGCTCTTAGAAGTGTAAATGGTATAGGAAGAAGTTATCAAGTTACAGGAAGTGGCTCAGCAGTAATTGTTAAATTTTCAGTTTCTCCATTAATTGCTATAGGAAGTATAATAAGTGTGGGAGATATATTATATTTTTCACTGCCTCCTTATACTGTTCCTGTTTTAGCAGGAAAAGTTACAGCTATTACGGTAGACTTGCCCAATGGTATAAATCAATTAACTATTGACACCACCGTTCCGGGAGCTACTCCAATACCTATACAAAACGCATTTTTCTTATATATAAAAAATTCAGTAGCTGAGTCTCACGGGGTATTAGGACATTATTGTACATTTAGTATTGAGAACACTTCTAGTGATAAAATTGAGTTATTTGCAGTTCAGTCAGAAGTAATGAAAAGTTTTCCTTAAATTTGTGACAATATGGAGTTATATATACGAGAACTGAACGAAAATGATTATGATGAGATTCTTGTGGTATGGTGGAAACAGTGGGGATGGGTACCTCCTAAAAGAGATTTTCTCCCTGATAATGGGAAGGGTGGTATTATAGTATTTGACCAAGATGTGCCGGTATGTGCAGGGTTTATGTACATAACCAATTCAAAAGCAGCTTGGGTAGATTGGATAATATCGAACAAGGAATATACGAAAAAACCACAAAGAAAGGATGCCATTAAGTTATTGGTATCATCACTTACAAGTATTTGTGAAAAAGCAGGAAATAAATACATATACGCATTAATTAAAAGCGAAAGTCTTATAAATATATACCAAGATATAGGATATATAAAAGGAAGTACTTATACAACAGAAATGGTTAAAATTTTATAATATGGCAATTACAACAGCAGCAATAATAGGTATGACAGCAGCAGTGGGGTCAAGTGCTATGTCATTTGTACAAGCAGGTAAGCAAAAAAAAGCACAACGTCAAGCTGAGGCTGATGCTGATAGAGCTATGCAAGCAGCTAAGCAAAAACTTGAAGTAAATTATTATGACACATTATCTATACAAAAAGAACCATATGAGTTACAAAGAGAAGCTCTTCTTTCTCAAGGTGCTTTAGCTGTACAAGCAGGTGTAGAAAGTGAAAGAGGTGCATCAGCAACTGCAGGAAGAATACAAATGAGTATGAATGATGCACAAGCCGGTGTAAGATCATTAATGGGTCAAGAATTAAGTGATCTTGCAAAAGCAAGTGCTCAAGAAGAAAGTAGACTTCGTGATGTAGGTACTCAATTAGATTTGGAAGAAGTTGCAGGTCAACAATTAAAAGCAGCAAATACTGAAGAATTAAGTGCTAGATCATTGAAACAAGGTATGGAAGGTCTTACAAGTTTTGGAAAACAGTTATATAAAGCAGCACCTTTATTTGGATAAAAGAGTTAAAATTAAAAAAAATTATCAATGTCAACAGCTTATAAATACGTAGAACGAACAGTAGAAAGTCAAGTAAATTGGGCAGAAGTAGGTAGGGACATTACTACTATGCTTGATGATGAGACAAAGATTAGGGAAGAAAAAAAAGCTGCTATCCAAAAAGCATTCCAAGATGATATGGAACAACTTGCTAATGCCCCACAAGGTAAATGGCAAGATGGTAATGCTACCACTAATAATTTTGCTCACGATATGATGGAGCAAAAATTAATTGATAATAGACTTTTGAAAAGTGGTAAAATGAAACTTAGAGATTATACATTAAGGGATGCAAATTATAACTCTCAAACAAAGATATTATTTGATTTGCAAAAAACACTTCAAGCTGAAAGAGAAAATACAATAGATTTATATCAAAAAGGAAAAATACAAGCGTTAAATATATCCAATCAAGCTGATGTAGAAGCATATAAAATTTTTAAAGATTCAAAAGCTATAATAGATCCTTTATCTGCTAATATTAGTATGGGATTGTATGAAGATAAAGTAATAGATGGCAAGACTGTTCGTGTTTTAAAAAAGAGTACTCCTGTAAATGTTTTAATGGGACAAATTGTTCAAAAAATCCCTACATTACAAATTGAGGAAATAATGAACAAATGGGTACCTACAGTTGGAACTCAAAAAGATTACATATATCAAATAGCTAATAACTCAAAAGCAGGTAGTATTGTTGAACTAATGGGAGTTGGTGCATTAGACAATCTTGAAAAAGAACACCCTGAATTAAAAGGTAAATTAGGAGATTATAAAAAAGTAATTGATGATTTTAATTTATCACTAACTCAACAAATACAAGCTTGGTTGCCAACGCCATATCAAGTTGGTTCTATATTAACTGAGAACTTAGGAGGTAAATATAATGCTGATTCTTATATTTGGGATGAAAATATAGCAAAAGCAGATAAGACTAAAATACTTAAAAAAGTTGACCCTTTAACAGGACTTGTTACTTTAGATGAAAATGCACCACATTATAAAGAACAAAAGAAAGAAGCAGAGGATTGGATTAGAACATCATTACTAAATAAGTTTGACCAAGAAAGAAATATTAAAGTTACTTCAACTATTCCTTACGCACCTCCGGAACCTGAATATAAATTTAAAGCAGGTCAAGATAAGAAAGATAGTATGGCTGCAGCAGGTGCTTGGAATCAAATATATACAGGTAAAACAGCAGCAGAGAAAAAAGCAGCAACAGATATATTATTAGGAACACCAAAAGCACAAGAAGCAGGATTAATTGGTCTTGATGCAAGTTCTCCGGGTATTATTAAACTTACTTATGCTGATCCTACTAAAAATAGAGATATTTCTTATTTTGATAAAGATAAAAACCCAATCAGCATAGCTGATTTTGCAGCAAAAGGAGTTGAACTTCACGGTGTAGTAGATAGAGACCAAGCAGTAAAAGCAGGTGGTGGTGGAACAGGATACGGAGCAATAGCAGATACTGATTATACAGATATTAAATCAATTAGGCAAGGAGCAGCTCCTAAAGTACAACAAATTGTAGTAACTCCTGACATATTCTCTGCAAAATCACAAGATGCAAAAGTAAAACTTGATGATATTTTGCCTCAAGGATTTGTGGTTAAAGATACAGGAGGAACATTTGGAAACAGTATTTTAATTACTGCTCCTGATGGAAAAACATATCCTTTTGATACAGATTTATCAACAAAAGAATCAAAAGATGCAGTTGAAGGATTACAACAATTTATAGAAAGACATCAACTACCACCTTGTAAGAGTGGTAAGGGTAGAGATAAATTTGGAAATTGTATAGATTAATAATTTATAAATATGAATAAATATAAAACAGCAAACGGCACTATAGCTACTGAACAAGAGTTAAGAAGTTATTATGGAGCAAAGTTTGATGAAATGTTAGCTAGTGGGGCGTTTGTAAAAATTGAAGATGGTACAGAATTAAAAAAAAAAGTCCCCATACTTCCAATGGCTCCTCAGCAAGAGCAAGCACCAAGCGCAATACCCGGAGTTCAACCTTATACGGGGTCTCCTTCGGAAAATACTTCTTCGGTTTCGCAATCTTCTCAAAGTAATGCAATTCCTGTTAGACCAACTGACGTTCCTGATACTAGACAACAAATGGACCAACCGCCACTTGGAGTTTTTAATCAAAAGATAGCAGATCCTAATTACAATGCGTTAACTCCTGATGAGCAAGCAGGTACAGTAAAAATAAAACAACCTACCCCTTCTGCTAAATATAAAACAGCAAATGGAGCCATAGCAACTGAACAAGAATTAAAAGGTTACTACGGAGCTAAGTTTGATGAAATGTTAGCTAACGGTGAATTTGTAAAAGTTGAAGAAGAAAAAGAAGAAGCAGATTATTTTACAGGAGCATTTGGTGATGTATTAAGAGGATTTGATAAAATTTCTCCTGTTGGAATAGGTGATTTTGTTGACGATATTGCACGTAGTGTGGCTTCAGGTTATAGACAAGGGACTGCTGCACAAGAAGCTGATAATTTATTATTACAAGGAACAAAAGCTACTCCTGAACAAATACAAAAATTTATTGATGCAAATAAGAATGCTCAATTAATGGGACCTTCTCAAGAAATGTTAGATTACCAAAAAGTTTATGAAGAAGAAGGTAAAGGTTTTTGGGGTGTAATAAAAGGTTTAGTGAAAAATCCAACAGTTATTCCTGAAGTTCTTTCAAGTTCTTTAGTAGCAATGGCTACAAATACAGATGCATTAAAAGCAGGTGCAGCAGCAATTGTTGCAGGGGCAGGTATTGGTGCAGCAGGAGGTACAGCAGTTGTTCCTGTAGCAGGTACAGCAGCAGGGGCATTGGCAGGAGCACAAGCTTCAATCCCTTATGCATTTGGATTAGCAAGTAGTGTTGTTGAAATGGGATCTACATTTGGAGAATTACTTACAGATGAATTGAATGGAAAAGAAATGACTAAAGAGAATGTAAAAGCCATTCTTGAAAATCCTGAGAAATTACAAAGTATAAGAAATAAAGCCATTGCAAGAGGTGCAATTATTGGTACGGTTGATGCATTTACAGGTAAATTAGCATCAGGAGTTGGTGCTAAAATAATAGGCAAATCTGCAGCAAAATCAGCAACAGGTGCAGTTACTAAAGGAGCAATTACAAGAGCTACAGCAGCAGGTGCAGGTATTGAAGCAGTAGGTGGTTCAGCAGGTGAAGCTGCTGCAAGAGGTGCTATTGGTCAAGAAATGGATGTATCTGATATTGCATTAGAAGGTCTTGCTGAGTTACCGGGTGGTATCAGGTCAACACTTCAGGCAAGATTAACTAAACCATCTTATAAAGTAAATGGTGCTAAAGCTACTGTAGAACAAGTGGATGAGCTTATTAATACAATGACTCCTGATCAATTACAACAAACTAAGATTGATATAAAAAATGATTATGAAGGAAGAGAGTTTAAAATTCAAGATAAAATTGTAACTAATTCAGTTAAAGAACAAGTAAGACAAGGGAACCCTGATTTAAATGAACCAAGTTTAAATGCTATCACAGATTTAGAATTACAACTAAGAAAGTTAGAAGGCAATACTACCCAAACAGGTAAAGATAAAGCTGCTGCAATTAGAACTCAGATTAAAGGTATTCAAGAGAATCAAATACAGGAAGAAGCTACATTAGAAACTATAAAATCAGAACAAGATGCCATTCAAAAACAAACAACAAATGAAGGCGTGTTACGCACAGGGCAACCCGAAGTGGGATTGCAAGAAGTGGGCAAAGGAAACGTCCAACCTGAAGTCACTACCACAAGGACCAAAGAAGCCATCCCTGCTAAGGTTAAAGAGGAAGTAAAGACAAAAGAACAAATTGATGCTGAAGCAGAAAAGTTACACGCTTTATTAGGTACACCAAGTGGAGAACCTAAATTTAGGTTGGCTGAAGAAACAGAGAAACCACTTACAACTGATACAGAGGTTATTGAGAAAGAGATGAACAATATGCCTGCAGTTGAACTTAATTTCACTGAACCTGAAGTTTCACAAAAAGGATTAAAAGTAAATCCGGTAGCTGAATCAAATTCAACAGTTAAAATTGATGAAAAAACAAGTAAAGATTTATTGAAACCAATACAATCCTTTAATGGTATACCTATGATAACGGGTATGTCTGATATGTTGTCTGCAGGAAAAATAAAAGACTCTGAAGGAAATGAAATGGATGTTGAAGGCGGTTTATTATTTAATGTATTAGGTAAAAATAAAGAAGCAGCTTGGGCAGGTGTAAATAAAGAAAGTGCTCAAGCACAATATGACAATGCTGTTAAGTTATATGAATCAAATAAAGAACTATTTGATAGACTTTGGTCTGAGGGAAAGTTACCTGATGGACATATACCAATGGCTATTATGAGAATGGCTGATACAGCAGTTAATTCAAACGAGGCTGTATTTAGATGGATACTTCCAACAGTAGAAAAATTTTCTAAAAAGAATAATGTAAATGCTATGAAAGCATTTATTGAATCTGTTAAAGAAAAATTAAATACAAAAAGTGAAGCAGACACAGCATCTGCACAAAGAATATTAGATTTTATTAAGGAGAAAAAAATAACATCACTTAATCAATTTTTAAAAGAAATTATTTCAGATTCTAATAATAGAGCAAAAGGAAATGTTGAGTCTAAATTAAAACTTGACAATAGATCAATGATATATGATTTAATTTTTGCTCCAAAAGGAATAAGAACAGCTAGTAAACCAACTGTTAAAGCATTATTAAGTGGTACAGATAATTCTAAAAATAAATTATTTACTTCTGATGTGATTTATAGTGCTGTAGGAGAACCATCAATGTTAAAGACTAAACAGGGTGAAGTTGTTAGTGTGGTAGGTATAGATGTAAAAAATGGAGGAGTAATACCTGTAGAACACGGCAATTACGGTTTTGGTCCTAAAGGTAAAACAATTGCATTAATTGAAAATCCTACACACGGCATAGATGTATTCCCTGAATGGAAAGCAAAAACATCAAGGGTGTTTAAAGAAAATAAAGCAGGAAAAGTTCCATCACCTGAAAGTGTAGCAATACAAACAGGTGGAGCATTTTTTACTGATAAAGCATTTAAAGGATCAAAAGTTTCTGTAGGACTAATAGATGATTTAAATTTATTGATTGGCAAGTTAAGATTTGCTTTTCCAAGTGTTAGTGTTTCAACAACACAAGAAGAGTTTAACAATATAGTCAATAGTCCTGACGTAAGAACTCAAGTGTCAAATGGTAAGATAATACTTGGTGTTACAAAAGATGGTAAGATATATTTAAATCCTGAGATGGCTTCTTTAAAAACTCCAATACACGAATTTGGTCATATATGGATTGATTTTTTAAGATCAGATGAATCAGGCAAAAAAGGCACTGATTTATTAGATAAAGGATTAGAATTAATTAAAGATACAGAAGAACATAAAAGAGCAATTGAAAAATATGGTAATAATGATTTAGCATTAGAGGAAGCATTGGTAGAATTAATGGCAAATAAAGGTTCAACCATTATTAATGCTGCTAAAAAGTCACAATTTAAATCTTGGTTGAATGCTGTATTTAAATATATACAAGAAAAATTTATTACGTTTAAAGATTTAGATATAAATAAAATATCTAAAATTAAACTAGAAGACTTTATTAATACAGGATTAGCTGATTTATTTTCAGGAAAAGAAGTTTCTGCTAAATTTGCTCCTGAACTTTCAGATGCTGCATTTAAAGCTAGGATGTCTGCGATTACAGATATAAATGAAATAATAAAAATAGGAAGAGCTAATGGTATATCTGAAGAGGCAATAACAAAAGTTCTTAAAGATAAAAATTTTAGTGAACAAGAAATAACATCTGCATTTGAAAAGCCGATAGAGGCAGCAAAGAAAGTACAGTTATCTGAAGAGGTGTTGCCGGGATACGATAGGATGATGCAAGAAGTAGATGGTATAATTCAAAGATCACGAGAGCGTGGTGCATCCAATGAAAAGATAAAAGAAAGCGTGATGAACTATGTCACAAAATCATCAGTATACGAAAGAGCAACTGATGTACAGCGTGAGAAATTAGTTCGTGATGTAAATAAAATGTTTGGAGTAAAAGAAAAATCAGCTCCATCAGCAGAAAAGATTATTGGAGACATTAAAGATGTTACCAAAATAACAATGACTGAGAAGCAAGGGCTTGTAAAACAAATAAAAGATTTAGCAAGGGGTGCAAAAGATGCTAAGATGGCTTTTATGAAAGCTAGTAATTTACTTTCAAAAGAAATACAAGAGTTGGTTTCTTCCGGCAAAGTTACTGTAAAGCAAATGTCTTCTATTTTAAGAAGATTTTCTTCAGTAAATGTATTAAATGAAAAGTCAGTAGAAAAGTTTGTAGGGTATATGTCAAATGTATTTGAAGATGCAGAATATGCCAATAAGATTGATATTGCTCGTAACTTATTAACTACTGCAAAAAAGAATATAGGAACTAAGATTGGTATATCTGATGGGTTAATTCTTCCATTACAAAAATTATTTTCTATAAATCCAAATCTTATACCTGAGTCTGTACTTGATAAGTATTTATCATTAGTTGATATGTTTGGCAAAAAACAAGCTGTATTAGCTCTTGATGAAAAATCCGAAGTAACAAAAACCACTCAGGATATTCTTAAAGCTATTGAAGTAGAGCAGTCATTAGTTGACGAGTTATCAGATAGATTTAATGCATCTGAAAACAGGGTCTTTGATGAAGATGGTAAATTAGATTACGCAGCCTCTTTAAAGCAGATGGTTAAGCAAGAAGAAATAACAGAAGATGATGCTGATATAATGCGTAAATATAAATCAGATATTATCCCTCAAGTAGAAAAAGCAAAAATGACTGAGGAGGAGATTGCAGAAGAAAAAAAGCAATTGATAAATACATTAAAACAAACAGAAGTAAATAGTAAAGATTTACCTACTCAAGATGAGCGTAAATTAGCTAAACAATTAAAAGATTTAGCTTCTACTGATGCTATTGAAAAACTTAACAATACAGATTTAAAAAATCTATTAAAAGTATTTGATAACATAAATAATAATTATTTACCACACTACGCAGAATTGATGGTAGAGAAATTAAACGCTATTAATGATGCAAAAACTTTAACTTCTGCAGTTAAAAGAGCGGTTGTTGCTCCTATATCAGGACTTTATTCAAGAATAAAAGCTATTGTTACAAGGTCAGGACGTACAGGGATATCTGAAATGATAAGAAGGAACCCATTGTTTTATGTAGATCAATTATTTGGAGATTTTAAAACAAAAGATATATTTAATTCTATTTTAAATAAAGTATCAGAAGGAGAATCAAAATTTAAAGCAGACTTAAAACGAGTACAAAATATATTAGAAAAAGCAGAAGAAAGAGTTGCAAAATCATTTAAACTTAATGCAAATAAAACATTGATGTCTAAGTTTAAAATGATGACTTATATGGTTCAGCTCGAAAATGATTCTAATCAGGGAAGTAAACAAGTTAATCCTGCTGCTGATTATTTAAAAGCAACTATAAAACATATTGATGAAGGAAAGTCTCAGTTTGGACAAAGAGATTCAGATATGTTACAAGAAATACTTGACAAGTATACTGATTCAAATGGTGACATTGATAATCAAAAATTATACAATTCATTTAATGAAGCAGAGAAATCAGCAATTAAAGATATTCGTGGTATAAATGAATCTCTAAAAGAAAAAGCTGAATACACTGCAGCAATTATTCGTGGTGATAGGATTAATCCTTTATCCAATTATGTGCACCTAAATGTTCTTCACGAACATAAACCTAATGATTTAACGTCAGGCGTTGCATTTGTGAATGATTACAATAACTCAATGAGACCATCTACAAAGGCAAAATCTTTGATAGAAAGAACAGGGAAGGTGTCTCCTTTAAATTTTGATGTATTTGCTTCTGCACAACGTGGAGCAAAATTTGTTTTGATGGATTATAATTTAACTGCACCTATTCGTACTGCTCGTAAAACTATCAAACAAACCATTGCAAATTTTGAAGAACAAGGAAGAATACCAAAGGAAAAAAGACAAATTATTAATGCCATTGATTCTGCTTTTGAAGAAGCTACAGAAAATGTTTTAACTAATTCTTTTGTAAATAATTCATTAGTTGACGATGCTGTTGATTATATAAATAAACAAGGGTATCGTGCAGTTCTTGCCGGTACATCAAGATTTGTGTCAGAGTTAATTTCGAACATAGGCTTTGCTGTTATATCTGACCCTAAAGCATTTTCTACAGGAGTAGCAAATAAAGGATTTATTATGTCTGCAGATGCTCCACTTGTTATGGAGAATGTAAATAGTAAACAAACTAATAGAATATTTCCTACAGATACTTTGTCAGGTAAATTGATAGATACCAATATACTTCAACAAACAAGTGGTATCAGAGGAGCTAAATCAAAAAATCCTGTAAAAAATAAAATACAACAGATATGGAATTTGTCAGGTAAAAAATATCTTAACATAGTTGAGTTAACTGCTGATGCATTAATATCAACCCCTGATAAACTTGTAATGAGACCAATGTGGTTTGGTTCATTTGCAAATGAATTTAAAAAAATTACAGGTGAGAAAGTAGACTTTGATAAAATTGCATCCAATGATGAGAAGTATATGGAGCAAAATAAAGAAGCTATTGAAAAAGCAAAAACAACTGCAGATGAAAGAGCTATTATGACAGGTGCTACAGATAATCCTTTTATGGGAATACTTAAAGGCACTGTAAAACCTGATCAAAAATTTTTACCAACGGCATTTAATAATTTCAACAACTTTATGACTAGGTTTTTGATTTTTGAATATGTTACTGCTCGCACAGGTATTATGGCAGCTATGGGTAATGGCTCGTTAAGTAAAAAACAAGGTGCTGCAGTACTTGGTGCTGTTACCACAAGGATGGTTGTTTATACTTTACTTACTCAGATGATAGGAACAGGTCTTATGGGATTAGTTATTGGTGGTGATGATGAAGAAGAAGATGAGAAATCATTTATGCAAAAACTTGGTCAAGCATTTGCTTCTACATTTACATCAATGGTGATTGGAAGAGATTTTGGTAATGCTACTAAACAAATGTTAAATATTGGCATAGAACGTGTAAATGAAAATTATCTTGATTTTTTAAGAGAAGGAGATTACGATCCATATAAAGATGCCATTCAATATTCTATTGTTCCTCCTGAAAAAGAAGGAGAAAAAAATGATTTGTCTGACTTATTATTTAATATGGGTGGCGTATTTGGACCTACATTAAAAACTGCTAATTTTCTATACAAGAAAGCTAGAGAAAAAGAAAAAGAAGATGATGAAGCATACGATAGACAACAACAAGAGATTAATGTTCGTATCCCTCTAGAGATTTTGGGTACTTTAGGATTTGTGCCTTTATATAAAGATATTAGAAAAGCTGTACTAAAAGATATGTATAGCGGAATTAAAGATGCCGAAGAAAGTGCAGCAGATAAAAAAAGAGTCGAACAAGAAAAATTACAGGGATATAAAAATCAAGAGGATATGAAACGATATGATCCTAAACTTTGGGATGAAACATACGGTCCAAACTCTCCTGACTATGATGAAGAGCAAGCAAAGAAAAATTTGAAGAGAGAAAAAGATAAGTTAGAAAGAGAAATGAAAGATGAAATGTATGACTATGTACCTAAAAAGAAATCTAAAGGAGGATTTGGCTCATCGAAATTTGGAGAAGGTCAAAAGAAATCTAAAGAAGGATTTGGGTCATCAAAATTTGGTTCTAAATAAACCTTATATACTTTAATGGTTTTTGCTTATCGTAATAAACCATCATCTCTGAATCTGAATAGGAATCAATACGGGGAGGTCTTCCTCCCCACCTTATTTCCCCTTTCAACTCATTGGCTTTGCCATAGATAATACCATCCTCGCACGCCCATATTATAAGAGGCACAAGGCGTTTATCTATTAACTTCACCAATTTATGTGCTGATATAGGTAAAGGGTACGCATCATATAGTGTCCGGATACGTCCTTTTACCTCTGCGTAAGCTATCAGTTTTTCATCCTTGTCGAATATTTTGAAATCAATATCTTGAGGATCTAACTTTTTGTATGTACAACCGAACGTGCTTGTGAATAAATCTATTGCTCTTTTTTCTCTAACTAGGTCTGCTTCCTTTTCAAAAATCATCTTCTTCCATTGATTTTAAGATTAACCGTAAATCTATAATTAGGTTTCGTATATCTTTTTCCACAGGCACGAAATCCCTGTCCACCAAATTTTCATAAATATTTGCCAATAGAAGGTGATGTTCATTTATTCTAAATGAAATCCGTTCTGCCCTTAAATTTTCACTATTTTCCATAGTTAGCTATATCATTAAACATTAGGTTGATATTTTTCAATACCAATTTTTCTTTCCCCTTTGGTGTTCTTTTATCTATCATTTCAAGTATAGTGGAAAGCCTTGTGTATTTTTCTTCCATTTCTAATACTGATTTCCTTTCCAAAATTAGCTTTTCTATTTGATTATTTAAACTAATAATAGACATTTCTTTTTCATTTTGTGGTTTAACTACTACAAGTTCCTCTTTATTTGCTAAAAATGAGTCTTTGCAAACCTTATACTTTTGCATTAATCCATCTACCTGAGTAAGTAAAGCGTGTACATTACGCATATAACTTATAATAGTAGAGTGGTCTTTCCTTAAAAACCTGCCAATGGAGGAGTAGGTATACCCTCTTTCCCTAAGAATTTTAGAGAATATTATTCTTGCATCTACAATCTCACGTTTTTGTGTTTTGTCTTTTACATCTTCATTAAATACGGATTTGATTATTTCCGTTAGTTCTTGCATTTCGTTCATTTGATTTGATTTTAGTTTCCTTTAAATATTTCTACTTTGATTCCGTGTTTCTCAAGTTCTTTGAGCCTGAACTCTTGTAGTTTTGATAATTTACCATCCGGCTTTTTTACTTCAACAAATAGCACGTCACAATTTGGTGGTATGGCTATCAGGTCAGGTATACCATTTTTATTGGTGTTGATCAGTTTGATTACATAGTATCCTTGAGCTTCTAGTTCTTTGATTTTTTTAGACTGTATCTGCTGCTCTTTCATTAATATTGGTTTGTTCCATTAATTCTTTGATGGACATATTGATATCGGTACACTCTTCAATGAAGTCTATGAACTGTTGTATGTCATCTAGGTCAAACATAAACCTTTCTGCTAAAAAGTATTCGTACGGACTGCAGCTCTCATCTAAGTCAATCTCCTCCAATTGTACAGCTAAAGTTTCCTGTGGGAGAACCATTATAGTAAATATAATAGTATACTCTTGCCCTTTTTTCACCCATTTACTTTGTGGTATATCATTAGGTTTACCCTTGTCGTTAATGCATATACATTTTATCATACACTTTATTTTGATGGTGTTAAAGATTCTCCTGTACTTGGGTTCCCATATATCTTAATATCATTTTGATCCACTGTCCTAACATCTCCTGTATTATACAGCCTGATGATGAATTGTGGATTAGAATGAATAGAACCTGTAATCATAAATATTGCCACTCCATATCCTAATGGTGTTTCTACATCAAAAGGATTTAATATTTCGTGTATCGTTTGTATTATCATCTGTTTCAGTTTTATTCCAAATATTTTCTCCGTTATCTCCCCAATAATGGTCGCACTTACCATTTTTCAAAGGTAACTCCATAAAATAACTCTGAGCATATTCATCAGCCTTTGCAGTAAATCGGTAGCAATTTTCTTTGTATGGACAATTTAGTTCTTCTATTTGTCCGTGGCATTTTGTTATATCCGGCATAGTTATTTATTTTTGTTATGAGTTTGTGTGTAGTATTCCAATCCTGACATTTCGGAATCATAGCTTGTATATCCATTAATATAAGCATCTATTATTTGCTCTTTTTCTTTTTCAAGTAATTCGGTAGCTTTTTGGATAAAGACATCTTCCCATCCTCCAAAATCTAAGTCGTGTGCATACTCAATTAATTCTTGCATTGCTGTTTTCATAGTTTTTCTATTTCTTTTTTAATTTCTAAATATTCATCTGTTAAACCAATAAATCCGTGTGCTTTAGAATATTTTAATATTTCGTCTATTGCTATTAAAGCACAGTTTTTTCCTACATAATGGCTGCAATGGTGGTATTTATCTCCATCATTATATAACATTTTTTCAAATAACTCTTCTGCTTTTTCTTTTGGATTGTTCATATTTATTTGTTTTTAAGTAGCATTACTACTGATTTCGTCAT